TAAGAATCTCAAGGATAGTACGCAGGGTATCCTTGTCATTACGCACTGCTCCATACTCCATATAGCCTTCCATCTTGGCATCATTCTTACTCAGGTTCATTTGAACCTCTGCATTCTCAGAGATTATCACATACTGATAGGTAGCCTTGGGTCTGTCTTCCAGTTCCTGCAGGGAAGGACAGATATAGTCCTTGTTAGCTAGGAGCACCTTATATTTTATATAGTCAAGAGGGTCACTCAGGTCAAGGTAGTTATCCTGCTTATACAGAATCACCTTGCCTACTCCCTCAGGGTTATTGTCATCCCAGAAATTATCACGCTTGTTATAGACACTTAAGGCACCTTTCTCCAAACGCATAGCCTGCTCCAGAAAACTCATCTCATCATCAGTCAGTACATTGACATACTGGCCTGAACGAAGTCTTGGCACTACAAAGCTCCTTCTGGCTCCTTCTGCCATTCCTCCCCATAGCACATGACCTTTAGTCTGCACCATAGCACTTGGACTAGGTACAAACCTTACAATGATACGCTCATTTCTCAAGCAGTTCACTGGTTCATCCGCCTTGGTTTCTGACTTCTGTACTCTCACAGGCTCTTCTTCTCTTTTTACCTTCTTGGGAACTTCCACAAGCTGCTCAGGCATTTCTTCCCCTGTAGCAATCTTTACATTCTCAAAATCTGGCATCTCTTCTACTCTTTCCTTCTTTGCCATTTTATCTTCTCCTTTTATTTTTGTTTTGTCTCGTTTCTTAAATTGTAATTAAAAGAATGGCAGGAGAGGAATTTAATCCTCTCACTGCCCTCTCTTAACTTTAGCCACGCAGCACTGCAGGGATAATGCTCATGGTTCTCGTAGGATCAAGAACACATACACCAGTGGTAGTGAACTTGTGGATGGTTGCAGAATCCTCATCATGGCTCATGAACTCATTGCCCATCTTGCCAGTGAAGGGATTACGGAAGCCCCACTCATAAGAAGTGTAGTCACCTACCTGACCCTTGACACCTACCTTGAAGATGTTAGGCTGGTCCATAGTACCAATATCAAAGATGTCATAACGGTAAGAATAGGCAGGACCACCATTAGGATGCATAATCTTGTTGCGTACAGGATCATCATACATGGGGTCTACATCTACACGTACAGTTACACCATTAGGAGCCTTGAACTCAACAATCTGAGCACCAATACTCAGGGCATTGTCATGCAGAGGAGAGTTCACCTTGCGTACCATACCAATCTGGTCTGTATTGGTAGTGAATGCCTGCCAGCCACTGATAGTATCAAGAGCTGCCTTATGGAACTGGGCTGCACCACGCTCGCCTGTCTTCAGGATAAACACACGGTCTTTCATGTCAAGGTTAGCTGCACTCAGATTGTACAAGGCATCCTCAATCTTTTTCAGGGAGAAGTTGTTGTAGAAGTCTGTGTTGTTAACTTCCATCTGCTGGAACAGACCAGCACCCATGCGGATAACCTCACCACTCTTACCAATGTCAAGATACTCACCATTCTTGTTGCGGTTGCTTCTACCATAGGCAATCAGCTTGTTCTTGGCTGCATTCCACTGCTGCTCCAATACCCATTGCTCATAGTGCATCCACATGTCATAGGTCTTTACAGTATAGCCACTGTTGGTAGGAACTTCTACAGGAATACCAAAGGCAATCTTCTTGTTAATCAAAGCACCAGAAACCTTATGCTGCATACGAATAGAGCTGAACTCATTACGCATCATGATAGGACTGGAGAAAGTGATGTCATCAACCTTACGGGAGAACTCACGCTCTACAGGAGCATACTCCTTAGAGAATCTCTTACCAGGCTGAAGCTGCTCAACAGGCATACCACCAATGACACCTCCCATCAGCTGTACCTTGTAGCGAATGTTAGTACCCTCACGATAACCATCACCCAAGATACGCAAAGGATAGATTTCATTCAGTTCACCTACAATCACTGCACCATCAGCAAACAGGTCTTCATCAAATACCACATAGAAGGGCTCTCCATTAGCTCCTACATTACCTACAGTAGGAATAGACTGATTATCAATAGTACGAGCTTCCACCAAAGGAAGGTTCTTCACCATACTACCAATCACCTGCCATGTGTATTCATCATCACTGTCAAACTCCTTGGTGGGGAACTGTGACAGGAAAGTATCAAGAGTCTTGCCCTTGTGGAATGCCAACAGCTGAACCATCATTTCTGTGGCCATCTGTGGATGCAGACGGAAAATACCGCCAAGATGGTTCAACTTACTGGTCTTACCCCAGCTGTCAAACTCAAAACTTTGAAATTTACCTAATTTACCCATTGTATAAAACGTTAAACATTAAAAACAATCTTTTTACCTTAATTCACTATGTCTTCAATGTCTTAGAGAGCCAACCTGAAATTACCGTCAAGGAAGGACTCTGGGTCACTCTTCCTACTTCCTACCAAGTTTAGACTGCCATCTGAGTTCCTACGGGTATTACTCAGAGTCTGCTCCAACTCCCTAAGACCTTTTCTCATCTGCTTCTTGACCTCTCCCTTAGCAAAGGACTTGAAATCCTTGAAACCATCAGTCAGGGTCATAAAGAGGCCTACATACTTGATGAAGTCTTCATGATGCTCCATTTCATACTTCTGAAGGGCTGTCAGGTACTGACCTGTCTCAGGGTCTTTGTAGATGGGCTTAGAGATAGTATCATAGACTTTCTTGCGAAGGTCTTTTGAAATCTCCATGTCTCCCATCAAATCCTTGTCCTCCAAAAGGGACTTCTTCATCTTTTCTTCCTGCTTCAGGCGGTCTGCCTTAAGCTGGTCTGCCTGTTTCTGGGCTTCTGCCTGCAAAGCATCATATTGATCCTGGAAATACTCCATGTTACTCTGAAGGGCTTCCTTGGCATCTTCCACATCTGTACCTTGATCAATGGCACGCTGTGTAAGCTGCTGGGCTTTGGCTGGCTTATAGCCTTTGTTGATGAAGTCCTGATAGATGATACGCTGCCTTAACTCTTCTCCTTTGGCAGACTCATCAGTCAATTGGGCATCTGTCACAGAATGCAGATAATTCAAAGTCCCTTCAAACTGTCTGATTTGGTCTGGCTCTACACCATTCTCCAAAGCTTTGGCTACTCTCTGGGTCTTCTCATCCAGACGGGCATTAACTTCTGCATCAATCAGTTCACTGAAGGTTTCTGCATCTGCAACATTCTTGATTTTGTCCTCATCAAGGTTAGGGAAGATACCATCCACTGCACAGGCTTGGGCAATGGAAGAGTAGAAGTTTTTTGGAGAAGTGCCACCGTCTTCTTCAGTGGTGGTATCTCCCTGTTCACCTTCATCTGCTTTTCCACTACCTACGCTCTCTGGCTGTTTGGTCTCCTCATCTTCAAAAAGGTCTTCGGGACTTACAACCTCAGTAGTCTTTTTTGTCTCATCATTTTCATTATCAACAGGCTGCTCTTCAGCCTGAGGGTCCTCAGTCTTGGTTGAGGGAATTTCTTCTTCCTCAAACAGGTTATCAATTGCCTGTGGACTGAGAATGTTTTCCAAACCTAATGCT